CATAGGCGGGGGTCCTCTTACATAAATAGTTATAAACCAAAAAAGGCCGGCTATTTGCGTCCCATGGCTTTCTCGACTTGGTCGTGTTCTTTTTTATACTCTTTAATTAGTCGTTCAACAAACCAATGTCGCAACCGAATAGGGAGGTTATAAGCCTCAAAGAACGACCAGCCGCCGTGATGTTTTAAGACAAATAGCTGTTCATAAACATCAGCTTGATAATCATGTGCTAGGCCAAAAAAACTCTGCCGTTAACGGCATTACCACCTTTCCGTTATAAGCGCACTCTGTGCACGAGAATTCATGGCTCAAATCAATATCGGGCTTAATATGCTCATACATGCGCCGAAGGTGGCGGGAGTCTTTTGCCGGCATCAAATCCACAAAGCGGTCGATCATCGAGCGATCGTCCACTCCATTGAGTGACGTAATAACAGCTTTCAACAAATCAGTACTGTTGGTATCGGGAAGTTTAAGCTTCTTTTTGCGCTCGGAGGCAGCCACGAGGCGTTGCTCGTTGCCTGAAGTCAAAAGACACACTTCAACAGTTACACCGGTTATAGGGAGATCAAACATAAACGTACCATCACCTGTCTCTTGTATCTCTTCTGGAATGTCTGTAACATGACGTAATGAAAGGGTGTCTAAATCGAACTCCGTCTCGTTGGTGAGACCACAATCAGGGCACACAATCCGCGTAGCATACTCGGCGCCGAATCCGCTAATGCGAGCAGCTACAACGAGTGCGTTTTTATCACCGATTAGAAAATCATCCAACTTAAGGGTCTTATCAACCAATAGGGTTTGCAACATTCGATCAAGTGCAATTCCTTGACGCAACAATGATTCGCTGGTGAGGATATCTTCTTCTTTTGCTGTCATATGCCGCAGTTCAACTGTTTCAACTCCGGCGAGAGAAGAGTCCTCTGCGTAAAATCTTCCCTGACTCGGGAGTTCCACAAATTCTGTTGGGGTTACAAAGGACAAGAGGTCCTGTGTGGGGAGTGTTGCCGCTGCAACAGACGTATCTTCAGGGGTTGGCGCAGCCAACCGCTCTGAGTTTCTTTTTCTAGCCATTAATTACCTACTTTCTTGCAAGTCGGCTCCATTACTTAGCCAGCGGCTGCATCAACCGCGGGACCCGACTCATACTTAGCCCAATCATACCGCATTTCGACCGTAACATTAAGTAATTCTGTATCATTGTCATAACTTAAGTCACCGAAAGTGGCGTTGGTTATAAAGGCGTTCTTGAGTCGCCAGGTACCAACAGTGCCGCCCTCACCATTAACTTCTTCAATGGTGACCTCTCCCAGCTGGCGCAAAGCGTCAGCCTTGTTAACGGTACCCGGAGCCTGACCGGAATTGAAGACATTTTCTTGTCGGTCAGGAGCCAAATATCCCATTCCTGCCAGGGCGTTAATGAGAAGCTGGTTGCTGTCAGGATTGACCGCGTTTACAATGGTAGCCGATACCGCATTCCACTCAACGGAACCCGGATAGTAATAGGTGTTACCCAAAAACTTATGGGCCGCCTGTCCAATTGTGTAAGCAGGCTTGCTAACCCCCTTTGCGAGGTACGTAGCATACGTAAACTTTTGCTCAGCGCTCACAAGTCCTGGGAAATCCAAGATAAAGCGATGTGCTCGTTTAGGCTCTGATAAAGCGCTGGTCCAAAATGGCATTGTATAAGTTCTCCTTGTAAGTCCTAAGTTATATAGTGTGGGAGATTAAAACCTCCCCCAATATTAATCATCAAATGATGCCCCTGTTCGAGTGATATTGAAATCAATTGCAATGTACTCGATTGCCCTTGTCGGCTTCAGGTAGATACGAGCATACATGATGTTCCTATCAACCAAATCCGGCGTAGTCGTTGTATCATCCAGGATGAGCTTATAATCCGACAGACCGAAGTTGGTCTTGATATCGGCCAAGATAGGCTCGACGCTAGAGATAAAGCGATTCCACGTAGTCTTCACGTTCGGATCGAACAAGAGATTGGCGGCGACCTGAGAGATGCGCTTCTTCACGAAGATCATGAGGCGACGCACATTGATTCGGTCCAGAGCCGAAGGAGTAACCTGCAGCGTCTTCTGTCCGAAGATCACGATGCCCTCTGCGGGGAACTTAGCAATCGGGTTAATGTTTGCAGCATAGAGATCATCACGATCCTTACGACGCAGCTGGTGGGCTACATCAGTAACCGGAATACCAGCGGCACCCTCGGTAAGTCCACCGCGGTTAAAGCCTGCGGGAGCAAACCAAACCTGAGTCTTCTTTTGCGAGCTTGAGAAAGTTCCCAAAGCGGCAACAGAAGGCGGCAACCATACCATTGCACCGTTAATGGTGTCGCGGCAGCGCAGCCACGGGTAGAAAGTACATGCGTAAGAGCTATTGATAGCCCGCGTACGTAGGTCATTGATAACCGTAGCCAACTCGGCAGCCGTATTATTACGGGCTGACGTAGTGCCTTCTGCACGCGCCTTGTATCCACCCTGAACGTCGATAACCGCCAGAGCGTCGGCACGATCTTCACACACATTAATGAGTTGTGAAGTAAGACCGGGTTGCTTGAGTCCGGGGATGGTAGCAAGGTTCATCTCAACAACCTCAGGGTCGGCGAGAGAATCGATACTACGGCGAATAGTGTTAAACGTGTAGCTGGTATCATCCGTGGGGCTTGCACCGTCCCACTGACTATTGCGGAAGGGGTCAAGCTCGGTAATATCGAGCCCGTCGAAGCCACCATACATGGGTACAGTGAATCGATCGTAACCGGCGTCCAAGACGCCCGATACGGCGCCGCTCGTATTAGTAAGAGCAGTACCGAGAGCATGTGAACCAGAAGCCCAGATGCCATTTGCCTTCACATCGTCAAGACTAAAGTACATGGAGCGCTCACGAATGCCTGTTGAGATACCGGCGAACATATTTGCTACTTCGCCACCACGTGGTCGAAGCATATCAATATTCGAGGCATCAAAGACAGTTCCGCCAGTCGTTCGACTGGTCTGCATACCAAAGTAAGCATCTTGGGGGTTACTTAAATCACCATCCGAAGCGCTAAGTCGCAATTCGGGTGCGGGATAAGAGACAGAAGCAGTTAAACAGGAACCACTTACAATGAAAACTCCAGTGGTAACTGTGTCACCACCCAGAGACCCAGATTGTAGGTACGGGCGCGCCACTGATCCAACATCGATGCTCTCGGCAAAGACTGATCCTGTTATCCAATTGCCCACTTGCTCCCTTTGATTGATGCCGGCTTCGTCATCATACTTGATGATTCCTCGGAAACCGAAGGGAAGAAGAGCGGCATCGGAACCGACAACGTCTTCATTCATATCCACACGGATATACTTAGAAACATTGTCCCAGTCGCCTACCTGAACATAACGACGTTCCGTAGTGTTCCAGGTAGTGTACTTGTCACCAATCTTGCGTGCGATGTAGTTAAGAGAATCCGGGTTCAAGTTAAGATCATTAAATTGCTCCACGATCTGTACTACGTTATCAGAATCGCTTAAGCGACGTACAACCAAAGAGAAGCTACCATAAGGGTCACTCTCATTTGAAGAAACTTTGATATCCTGAATTGAAACTTTCAGGTTTCGATTGGTCCAATCGCCGGCGTCATTGAGTCCGATTACTCGGAAGAGCGTAGGCATTGCCTGAATATCATAATTGTTGGAGCTTCCGTTAGAGCGTTGTGCTGTGTCGCAACCAATAATGTAAGGTGTTTCTGAACTTTGAACACCTGCACGGAAGTTGTCGGAATCGCCGTCAGTAGCATTGGTAAGATTGATAACGGTAGCAAAGGTTTTGCCAGCAGTTGCCGTAATAACCGATTTCATATGGCGATCAAAACTTTCACCAAGGAAGTAATTTTGCTCATCACTCACGATATCAGTATTGGTTCGCTGTGGCGTTGTGTTGAACACCTTACGAATATACTTGGCGCTAGAAGGATCAAAGTTAAAAACAGATGCAACATTCGAACTATTGGAGTCTGCATCATTAATAATCATACGGAACTCGTATGCCTTACCCGTATCCTTAACAACAACATTGGAGCCGGTGTGGTTGTTGCCACCAGTCCATACCGGGTCGGGCAACGCGCCGACGATTGATTGCTGAACACCGACTGCTATAGCGCCTGACATCTGCAAATAAGTACTTGCGCCGGTGGTATAAAAGATGGCCGCAAGAGCCCCTTCGAGGGATCCAGAGGCACCATTAGCCCAAGAGGCATCGTTACTGAAGACGACGAGTCCCCATGCCTTGCCGTTGGTACCGGCGTCCCAGCCAGCAACACCGGCGACGGAAGCGCTGTCGGCATCTGCACCCAATAGGCGGATATATGTCAGAGGAGAACTATTCTTAAGGTAAGCTTGAGCAGCATATGCTCCGTAGGTGGGGGCGGAAGTACTCCATTGTCCTTTACGCCACACATCACCGCCAACAGTACCTGGTGACGGTGCACCAAAAACATTAACAAACTCGGAAAAGGAATTAACCGTTACTGGACGCAGTGATGGTCCTTTTTCGGCGCGACCAATTACGACCGGCCCGATGCCTGCTGGGGAAGCTGGGACTTGTGAGTTGTCAATCTCATTGACGAAAACTCCGGGTGACACAAATCTAAAATTTTTGACTGACATTCGTTTTTATCTCCTAAACCTGGGATATCGTTATTAAATAGTATTGAAGGCGCTCAATAGAATCTATTCTCTATAAAATCCATCCTTCAATGTCTCTGGTATATCGCCGAAAATTACCTTTTCTTTCGAAAGCTTAAATTCCACAGCATTTTCACGCTTAACAATAATAGGCTGATCCTCATTTTCGCCTGCGCCGATTAAATATCCTAACACTTCAATATTAATAGTATTTTCATAGTTGCGTTGATCCATGCCAATGTTGGCAGCATTCGATGCATTATTAAAATTACCATCAATAAAAAGTTCATAATAATGACCCTCGCTGGTAATGCGTTTGGGGGTGCGCGAGTTTCCAGGTATAGTAATAAACGGAGTCATCATCTCGTTCATTTGCTGTTGATACTCGGAGCGCAGGGCGACTTCATAATTTATAATAACCCAAGTTGGAATAGGCATTGAAATTGAATCATAAACCACACGCTGAACCGACATATTTCTCTTGTTAGTATTTTTCATCTTGCCTGCAACATTTTTATCTGGTCCGTATGACCGAGCAGCATATGCATTTTGAAATTCAGCAGTCTTTTTTTGATTTATATTGCGCGCAACAGTAATGACACCACCTTTGGCACCCTTGGTAGGATACAGATTAGCCCAAACAGTGCCTTTGCGGGTGGGATCCTTCACAACATTGGCACGATTCACTGTCATTAGGGGAAATACAAGAGTATCCTGCTCACTTAAATCCCGAATTTCTTTGTTTTGCCACGCTTTAATTTGATAGGCTCTTTCGGCTGTAACCCATAAAACGGGCACCTTCTTAAAGCCATCGTTAGAAGTGGCGAATAAATTAAGCTCTTCATCAATAAATTTATAAAAGGCTCGATCAATTGTCTCTAAAGTAGACGCTTCGAATTCAATTTCTTGAAGTTTCTGCTCTACCGAAGCGTCTCCAACGGATGCGTACTTGACAGCCTTTTTGTTGCGAATTTGCTCCTCTGTTTTCTTGCTTCTAGCCATGGATCACCCCCCCCCGTTATCCAACGTAGATGCCGGCTGGCACATTCTGCAGAACCTTACCTGTAGAATCTTGCAGGGTCGAATCTTTGGCGGCCATCTCGCTATAGGTTAACTCATCAAGGGTGGTTTTGAGTTCATCTCGAAGCAGATCCTGTTCGGACTTTGCTTGAGTGAGCAAATCAGAAGCATTTAATGTTACCGACTCTCCAGGAATAGGAACTGTCGAAAATTTACCTCGCACCTGTCCTAAGATCTCTTTTGTTAACGCTAGCGCAAACCGGCGAATCCACTGTTTACCAATAGAGTTAATGTTTTCATAAGGAAGGTTCTGGAAGGGGAGACTATTCATATTATTAACCCCTTCAATTCCAGAATTCGGCTGATCGGTGCCCTCTTCCCACGGATTAAACTGATTTTCAATGGTAAATTCCACCCAGAACTTGTCAGGGCTTGTTGTATCGGGTCGCGGGAAGAGTCTCAGCTGATTATTCTTAATTTCATAAGAATAATGAGACGTTCGCGTCCAGATAGCGTCTTCATAAGCCATTGCCTGCAGTTTATTCTGCCAGGTGGGAACAATTTCAAATGTGGAGTCATCGGCATACTGACCATAAGTGCGCATATTACCCACAACAGAGAAGCCGCCGTAATATCCATAAAATCTCCACATTGCACGAGGACTCTTATAGAAGACTTTCCGGATTACAACACGTTTATCATCAATTTGCCCATAAAATGAAGATTCTGTATCGGTCGCAGACGATGACGACAAAATAGTTTGCAAATCATAATCTTGCTGTCCTGAAACACTAGCGAAAGAGCCCGAATAGATCGGAAGTGTGCCTCCCAAGCCGACTTCGGTGATACTTCTTTCTGATACTCGACGGGCGAAACCATAATCAAAGCGCGGGTAGCGCAGGGAGACATTAACCCCCTCCAAACTATCCCCACTTACAATTTGTCCGTCTTGATCAAAAGAAGCTGTAGTTGCCCCCATCAGGGAGGAAAGCGAATTCTTGCTCTGATGGATATTAACGATGTAAGAGTACTCTAAAACGGCTTCTTCATATGCAGCGTATACATTTCCTTCTGCTAATTCAATATCCAGCACATCACCGCCGAGCTTTTTATAGGTATAAGATACCTGATCGGCTGCGCCGGATAAGAACGCATCTGAACCTGCATAAATCCCAAATGGTAATGTCGCGGCGACGCTGGATGCGGAGCCAGTTACCGTTAAAACATTTGAATTTGTTGTGGAGGCAGGATTTAAATTTGGAATGGCCATTAATAAGAACCTCTATTAAGCTACTACTAAATAGAAAGCCCCGCCTCAAAAGAGACGGGGCTTTAACTATTTTGACCTTACGTCAAGTATGGCTAAACTAGATCGCGAACGATAACCAGTCCATACATATCAGGACGAACCATCTTCTTGGCATATCGAGTCATCACGCCCTTGCGAGGCACGAAGTCTTCAACACCGAAGATCGTCGGGGTGGTCTGCAGCGGCACATAAGGTGCATATACATAACCACTCTCAAGGAAGCTACTTCCACGACGGCCAACAAGGACCAGATTACGTGGGAAGTAAGGATCGACGATAAGGTCGAACTTCTTCGAAAGCGAACCAACCTTCATAGCACCCGCGTCGCCGCGGTCGCTATCAGCAGTCACATTGGCACGGAAGCCAGCCGTGAACTCAAGGATGTTAGCAATTTCTGGTGAAATCACGCAGAAGTTTGCTGCACCACGGAGAGTCTTACGGTGGATCTGTGCAGACACATCGTTGATAGTCTCAACGAGAGTCTCATACCACTCACTCACATTACCGGTGAAGTCCGGGGTAACACCCACACCGATTTCTCGGCCAGACGTCCGGTCAAGGAAACGACCCGGGGCACGTGACCAGTAGCGAGTACCAGCCTTTGCACCGCGTACAAGATCCTCAAGGATCTCGCGGTCGATTTCAAGAGCAACCTGCTCAGACAGGATCTGAGTCAGCTCCACCTCAGCGTCAAGGTTGTGGTAGGCGTTAAGATCTTGTCCTAACTCCGGGGTCCACTTAGCCTTCAGCTTCTTGGTGATTGCCGTGACAGCCACGGAATCGACCTTGATGTCGATCTCGGGAATGTTCGGGTTGTTCTCCAAGCCCCACTCAGTAGCACCGATGACGGCGCCGAGAGCGTTAGCGGCATTAAAGTTATCAGTGATGGCATACGAAGCCGTGTCGCAAGCGGCGAGTGACGTATTTGCATTTGCAATAGAACCACTCTGCTGCAGAACAACAAGGATCTGAGTGCTATCACGGAAGTCCGTGCGCGTAAGGCGACGGATGTGACGACCACCGAGGGTCGGCATCGTTCCGATTGCACCGTCGCTCAACTGAATGGAGACGAAGTCTTCGGAGTTCCACTGATCAGTATCAACTGAAATATCAGTCTTTGGAATCTGAGCAATAGCAACAAAAGAGCCGGACAGTGTCGGATCGAACTGAACCAATCGATCACCATCATTCTCTGACTGACCAAAGGTACGACTTGTGCCGGAAGCACCGTACCAACGTCCGCCCACGGTACCGGATGCAACAACTGTACAGGTGACAGCCGAAGAACCAGTCGGAGACGAATAGCCCTGGTTAAGGGCATAAGGACCAGCCGAGGCGTTGAGAAGCTCAGTACTACCGAGATCCACACCACCAGTCAACTGGCTACCAACCACTCCACCACCGTAGAGCGACTGCTCTCCGAGGTTGTATTCACCATCACCACCGAGTCCGGGCGGATTGGCTGTAACACCATAACCCAAACGGGGGAGTCCTGGACCGTTGGTAGACGTGGTAAAGTCCAGGAAGAAGATGAGTCCACTTGGCAGACTCATGGGCTGAACGCTAACGAGATCGTTGGCGATCAGGCTGCCGAAAACTCGGCGAACGAGCGGGAATGCAACAGCTGCAAAACCCTCGACGTCACCACCAGACATGGTGGACGCCTCACGGAGTAGTTCTTTTGCTTGGTTCTCAAGCAATCGAGCCATTCCGTTCCGAACGGTGTCATCACCGAGACCCTCAAGAAGACCGGTCTGTTCCCACTTAGAAATGAGAGCAGATCCTTCTGCAGAGAGATCGCGATTAACGATACCTTCGGTTAACTTTTGTACAATAGACATTAATATAACCTCCTAGTATTATTATTGTTTTGTTAAACCTGCTAAACGCAGCATTCGATCCATTTTTGGATCTTTAGTTGCCGTATTGTTTTTCTTGGAATTGATCAAAAGCGATACTGGTCTCTGAACTGCTTCACGGAGTGTTTGTGGTCTCGTTCCATTGGGGGAATTCGAGACACCCACTGCGTTTTGAATTGTTTCAAAAATCATATTCGCTTCTTCAACAGAATTGGCAGATTGAACAGCTTCGACAATTTTATTTTTTTGCCGCTCATTCAAGGAGGAGCTGCCCAAAGCCTTGTTTTGATAAACAAGCTTGGCGTTTTCCAAGTTCAACCTCATGAGTTGATCCTTGGATTCAGTTAAAAGAACATATAGTTCTTTAATTGATTCTTTAAGTTCTGAGGCTTGGGCCTCAAAAAGTTCCCCGTCCGGAACCACATCGAGAGGTTGTACTTCTTCCTCGTCTTCTTCTAGTTCTCCGGGGTGAGCTTCAAGGGCTGCGAGCATCGCTTCATCATTCGCTTGCTCAATACTATTATATGCAGAGCCCTCTGCTGACCATCCTTGCGGGCGAGGGGTACCAGCATAGGTAACCTTCTCAGCCACGAGTTCTTCGATCAGGTCGCTGATCATCTCTTCGCTAAGGTGGATTTCTTCGTCTTTGTCTTCCGTAACACCCATTGATTTCATGGTCTCATCGCCCGCGTTAACAGCGGATGCATCAAGGTTAGAGCCGGTAGCCTCGTCTTCCTCAGTCTCACCCGCCTTGGGGGGTTCGATCATCACACTGGAGGGACCGTCCTCGTCCGCACCTTCGGCAAGCTCAGTTGCCATTTCGGTTGCATCAATAAGCGA